TATGCTATTTACCCAACAAGACAGGATTTTTGACACGCTGATTGACACAACGAAAAACTCCGTGTCAGTAAAAACAAATTTTAAAATTAGAAAGGAACCAAACGCTTTTGGTTTGTCGCCAGTGTACTTACATATTTCTGGCTATAATTCTCCTAGAGTGAGAATTCACCTTGATATATATGTCGAGGCTAATCTGTGGGATGATAAGCTGCAAAGGCTTAAAAACCCTAAAAGTAAATTATGCGATACTAACTTAATTCTTGATAATATAGATAGTAAACTTACCAGCATAAAAACTATTTATCGCCTATCTAATCTTTTGCTTACGCCTAAAATTATGGAGCGTGAGTATTTAGAGAAACTTAATCGTGTAAATTTCGTGTCTTTTTTTAAGGAAGCTTTAAAAGAGGAAGAATCTAAACTTGTAAAAGGTTCTTATAATAGACATCAATCGGTATTGATGAAAATAAAAGAATACCAAGATTATATACCGTTTAATCAGCTTGATTTGTCGTGGTTAAATAAATACAGAAACTACCTAAAAAATAAGAAAGGAAATATGGATAGTACCATTAATTCTAATTTTGCATCTATTAAAAAATTTTTAGCACTAGCAGAAAAGAACGGTATCAAATTATTATTTGATTTAGATGATGTAAAGGTTGGTAATATGAACGGAAACAGAACCTATCTTGACGCTTCGGAAATGAAGAAATGTTTTGATTTTTATAAATCGGATTTTATAAGTCCTAGTTATAAATTAGTTTTAGGTTATTTCTTATTTTCTTGCATGACTGGTTTGCGTGTTTCTAACATTCAGAAATTAAACAGAGACCAATTAATGCAAAATGATATTTCATTAGTTACCGTAAAAAATAATAAGGATAAAAATTTAGCATTAAATGATAATGCAAAAAAAATTATACATGAGTGTCCTAATTTATTTATTACAAAATTTGCGGATCAGCATTTGAATGATGAGCTTAAAAAAATAATGAAAGGAATAGGTATTACTAAAAAAGTATCTATGCACGTTGGTCGTCATACATTTGCAACATTATTTTTAAAAATGGGAGGAAAGGTCGAAATGTTACAAATGCTTTTATCTCATAGCTCGATAACCCAAACAATGGTTTATGTACACATTGTTCAGGCTGAAGCTAATAAGGAAATATTTTTGCTAGATAAATTACCTTGGGATTAATCTAGCGATTCTAGATTTATTTCTATCTCGAATAAATCGGGTTTAATCTCGGTTTTATTTATGGTTTTTATGATATGGTATTTATTATAACAGAAAATTTTAGATTTAACTTTTAAATTAGAAATGTTTTCGCCAAAGGTTTTAAATGACCAAATTGTCTCTGTAGATTTTATTCTGAAATTAATCCATTTTTTCCAGTAGTTTGTATAAACTACTGGAAGGAGATAATTATTATTTGGTTTTGAAGTATTATTATTATTAATTAAACCGTCATAGATTACAAAATATATTTTTTCGTTTCCAGACTCGAATGCGTGCGCTGTATGTATTTCGTTTTTTGTGACTAAGGGTAAAGGCAAACCATTTATCTCGATAGTATTTGTTTTTTCATCTGTTTTATAACCTGTACTTATAACACCTTGCCTGTCTTGAAAAACTGGTAAGAAAGTATAATCTTTACTTTCTATATCTTGAAATTTGAGTAAAAAAGAGTTTCCTTTTTTAAACTTTTGGATAGGATTTTTTATTTCAAAACTTTGAAAAGAAATAGCTTCATTATAATTCATCTGAGATTCGACCTTATTCATAACCGCTAGATTGCCCTGAATAGTTAAATCGTAATTGTACCAATTTTTGATGCATCGTATTAAATCGCCAAAAGTAATATCTGCCACTGCCCTTGTTAAATCTATTTTGTTTGTATTAATAATCGTAGACACCACATTTACATTATCTTCATATAAATATACTGGCGTTATCTCGAAACCAGCAGTAAATCCCACCCAAGGCCCCGACAGATTACCACCTCCTATGGCTTTTAAACATATTTCAATAGTAAACTCATGTATATTTATATCGTTTTCTGTTGAAATATTAAAACTATCCCTACAAATTTCTGGAAGATTACCCCAATTTCCTATATCATTTAAAGGCATATATTTTAATATACGACCCCTATATTTAACGATATAAAAAGCAGAAGAAGCTCTACGATCAACACCTGAAAAAGTAATGAAAACTGCTAGTTTGTAAGTTCCGGCATTTTTTACTGTAAATTTAGTTATAGAGTATCTGTCATAATTAAAATAGCCGTTCAGGGGATAGCCAAAAACAAAATCAGGGTCAGGTATGCCATCAAACGGATAGGCGCCAATAATTTCTTCACCAAAAAATTGATTATCTATGTATAAACACTCATCGATATATTTTTTATAATATTCTACATCAGCATACAAAGTGACTTTTTTTAAGTCTTCGTTATTAAGTATTTCTCCTGCTAAGATTAAGTTAGCATCTGCCATTCCTCTTTCTAAAACATGAAATAAATAAGGTAATGGTTGCATTATATTTCTATTTCTAAAAATAGAATTATGAGCATCCATATCGTTAATTAAAAAAACACCTTCTTTTCGGCAGTTTATTTGCCCTTCAAAATAAGACCACATTTCGCCCGAAGCATCTATTTTGTCTAAATGAACTTGTGGAAAATTATAATTTACTACTGGCCATTTTTGCGTAATAACGGTTTGGGCGTGCTGGTAAACATCTGTACCATCTGGCAATCGTAATTTTTGTAATGATAATTCAGATAGTTTTTTGTCGAAACTAGGTAATTGTTCGAAACCAAAACGCAAAACACAGCTTAGTTTCGTTTGAAATTGTTCTATCTCGAAAACGGCATCTTCAATTTTGTCGCCGTGCACATATTTAAGTTCGAAATAGGTTTCTTTTGAAGATGAATTATATAAGGAGATAAAACCAAATGCAATATCTAAATCGTCTATCAAATCTATTTCGAACGGAAAAGAATATTTAGTAAAAAATATATCAGAAAACCAATTGTTTTCTTCGGTATCTGATATTTTGAAATTAGATAAATCTAACACAAATTTAGAGTGAATAAGTTTCCTCATCGTATGATCTGTTTATTTGAAATTCTAAATTATAATCTATTAACCCTCTAGAAGAATCTTCGTTTAGTATCGATTTGTTTAAGGCTCGAATATGTATTACTTGATTGTTTTTTAGCAACCAAGCTCTCTTACTACGCAATAAACTTTCTATTGTATCTACATCTGTTTTAGCTACCCAGCCTGTACTTATATTTAATTTTACTTCTTTTGAAGTGGCTAATATTTCTAATATTTCTACAAAATCTTTATATATTTTTTGAGAAACACTTTCGATGTCTGTTTTTATATTGTAACCACCTGTACACTCTATTGCTGATTGTAGTAAATATTCGTTTTCCCAAACAATCATAGCCGAATACTCTCCTTCTGGAAATACTAGAAAGCTTTTTGTGGGTGGAGAAATTAGAGGAGGCCTTGCTTTATCTAAAACCACATCTATAATATCTCCTTGATTGTAAGAGTCGAAATATATTTTGTAAGTAAATATATTACCCTGAATATTAGAAAAATCGATTGTTTCTGTCGGAACGAGTTCCTTGTTTTTAAATATTTTTAACAAATATGTTTCCTCTTGGGGTATTAAAATATTTAGGTATGCAAAACTTTTTTTAGTAACCCTGTTTGGTTTTTGATTAATGTTTAAAAAGCCAAAACCTCGTTCTACTCCTTTACTTAAACCTGCAGCAAAAAATATAGTATCGGAATTTACATTTCTAACTACGGTATCATTTGATATTAATTTTTCTATTACATTTAGTTGTAGTTCGGCATATTTGTATTGATAAAAATAGTCGTTTTTTGTGTCGAAACGATTCATTAATCGATGAATTATTCTTCCTAAATTTAATTTTTCAACGGTTTCAAACGTGAGTACTTTTTGTGGTACCTGAATAATTTTTGCGGTATCTGTAAAGAAACTAAAGACTTTTATTATTGCATTGGTTTGAAAATAAGTATCGGAATTTTGGCTTTTGAAATTAAAATATTTAGTATCTAATGTAAAATTAACCCCTTTATATTGGTATGGCGTTTTGACAATTGTAGTTAAATTATAAGTAATATTAATTACTTTATACAATATTGCCCCGTTTTTTATATTTACAAACCCTACATAACTGCCAACTAACATGGTAGGAGTAGGGGCGGGAACAATGCTTAAAGCGGTTGCTCCTGTACCTGAATTTGGCGTTACTTGTAACCAAGAAGAAGCCTCTATTGTAAAGTTAAAACCGTATGTTTGATTAAGCACCTGTGCAACTGGCTCACAGAAATCTTTGACACCTTCAAAATGCAATGACGCAGGTAAGAAAGTATTTATTTCGATAGCGGTAATGTTATTAATGTCTTGAACGGCATTAAAGAAAGCATTGTTTAGTACATTTAATCTTAACCACCACTTAGATCCCGTTCCGCCGTGAAGTCCGTCCAATTGTTCTACAACAATCCATGCGTGATTATCCCCATAGGGAGGTTGTCCGTTATAATTGTCTCCATATATGCCAGATGATATATTTATTGTATTATTGTTATATTTTAATAATACATTTTCATTATTAGATATAATCTCTTGTGCATCATTGTGGCCTATTTGAAACAACCAATATGTATAAATAGGAACTTCTGTTGATGCGTGAAATTCTCTTGCTAATATTTCTATAGTCATAATTTAATGTTTATTTTTATTTCTTAATGCGTCAAAATCGCTAATGCCTTCTTTTAGATTTTTCATTGATTTTAGATTTTTATTAGAAACATTTGCTTCTATCCCGTTCTCACGTAAATCTTTCATTAGCGATATGTGTTCAGACATCATTACCATTGCCATTTCTAATACTTTATCGTTATTATTTGATGCTGGTATTGGTGCAGTAGAAGTAGTGTTTCCTGAGTATAAGATATCGTTTTTATAATATCCGTTTTCGAAACCACGAACACCATGAAGTTCACGGATTAAGGCTTGTTTTACTTCGGGCGATATTTGAGCATAGGAACGTTTGTCTATTACCATTTCTGGCATATCGCCAGCGCCTTCACCTACCAATATTCTTGGTTTGGTAAACAATCCTGTTTGCATTTTTGAGGTTCCGGTAGAACGGAATTTTTTTCCGTCCTGCTGTCTAGTTACTTCTTCGGGATATAAACCATCTTCGTAACCTCTTACCGGTAAAGGAGTGTTTGCAATTGTTGAAATTTGTAAGGCTCCCATAGCCGTTATTAAAACCCCTGCAATGGTACCGCCTATGACCCCCATTTGCGCATAAGCTTGCATGATTGCGGTAGCGGTATTGATAATGGTATTTACAATATCCATTGATTTTTTGCGCTTGGCTTGCTTTAGCTCTATCTCAAATTTTTTGTCGTCTAGTTCTTTGTCTATTTGGGCTACTTTTCTGTTGTATTTGGCTTGGTTTATATAACCTGCATCGAGTTGTTTTTTTAGTGCGAGTTTCTTTCTGTCGGCTCCAGCTGTAAATATTTTTAGTTGCGCATTTTCTTTGGCGGCCATATAGTCATAATACGCACCCCATGTGTTCATTAAGGCAGAAACTATTGCTTGCGCATCGCTTACTATTTTTTTTATTCTTTCTTTTTTTTCTGCTGCCTGCTGTTCTGGAGTTTTGCCTTTTCCGCCTCCTTTTCCGCCTCCTTTTCCGTCTATTACTGCTTGTAATTCTGCAATTTTTAATTTTAATTCTTCGATTTGCTTTGCAAATTCTTCACGCATTTCGGGGGTTAGAAATTCTAAATCTATTTCTTTGAATGATTTAGAAGTCATAATTGTGTTTAGTTGTGCAACTAAATCTTCTAGATGTTCTTTTTGTTTTGCTAATTCTTTTGCAGCAAACTGCTCTTGCAATTCTTTTTTTGCATCGGCTAATGTTTTTATTTTGCCAAGCTCGAAATCTGAAATTGTGCCTGATAATTTTTTCTTTGCATCGGCTAATGTGGTTATGCCGTTAAGTTCATCAAGAAATTCTGTTTCTCTTAAAGTTTTTGCCTTTGCGTAGGCTTTTATTGTATCTGCTAGTTGTTTTGATATTGCATCGTCTTCAATTTTTCCTAGTTTTTGGTTGTGAATCCCAGCTTCCGATAATTCTATTTGTTTTATTTGATCATCTAAATTTTTGTTTCTTTCTTTCCAACCTTCTTTTATTTTAATAAGGTCATTATATTTACTTTCATTTCCTTCCGATAAGGCTTTTTTTGCTTCTTCATCTAGTTTTGCTATTTGCTCTGTATGAACTTTTCTACTGTTTAATTCTTCGATAACGCGCTCATAACGTAGATTTTCTATTGCTAATTCTTTTTTATACCCTGCCTCTTTTACTGCAAGGATATTGTCTTCTAATTCTCTTTCGTTTTTTAGAATTGCAGCGGCGTATTTTGATTCATTTTCTAATCGTAATTTTATTAAATCCTCATTGCGACTATTAGGGTCTTTTTTTCCTGCTTTGGCTTTACCATCTTCTTTTCCTCCAGGAACATTATAATTAGATTTTGTAGTATTCTCCTGATTAGATGAAGGCAATCCCCTTAAAACATCTAAAGCATCAGTGTCTGATTTAATATCAAGCAATAAATCTTTATATTCTTTTGAATCTTTTTTTAAGGATTTTAAATCGTTATTATATTTTTTTATATTTTCTTGGTAGTTTTTTATCTTCTTTTTAGTTGTAGAATAAAGGGAATTACTTTGATTTACTATTTGATTTCTTTTTTCTTTTTCTTCGTCCATTTCAGACTGTATTTCAACTTTGTTTCTTGAACCAAGCCCAAAATACTTACCATCATCACCTTTTGACCTAGTACCTATTGCACCCTCATTTTTGTTGTTTTTCTTTTCAATACTTAATGCCAGTATTTTATTTTCTGACTCTGTTATTTGAGTTCTTAATTTTGTTTTTATATCTGCTAACGCTTGAGCTTCTGCTAATTTATTTATCGATTCAATATATCTATCTATTAAACTGGTTCCTTCTTTAGTTGCAAGATTCTCTAAGGTTAAACCCTCTAGGTAACCATCTGAAACCTTTTTTAATTGCTCTAAAGCCTTTTTTTTCTGGTTTAATGTTGCGTTTTCATCTTTCATTATTGCAACTAAATCTGAAACGTCTTGTTTTTGTTTTGCTGTTTGTTTTGAAATTGAATTAGAAACTTCCAGTTGAGCCTCCATTATTTCTTTACTATCATTTGCGCTCGCTGAAAAAGCAACATAAGCAGCCGCACACGCCGCAACAATAGCGATTAAAGCAGCCCAAGGATTTAATGACATTGAAGCCATTAAGGCAGAATATGCCGTTCTTACCTCGCTAAGTTTGACTGTTAAAAAGGATTGCGCAAGAGCTAGCGCTTTTGTGGCTACTGTTTTAGCTTGTAATAAATAATAATGTATTGTATCTACAGCACTTTGTAATGCAGTTGCCGTAGTGGCTTTTGAAGACCATAAAGCCACTAATTGTAATGCAGCTTGATAAGATAATACAGTAACAACCCCAATGGTTAATATTTTAATAAAAGCCATTATTTTATTAGCCAAATTACCTACTGAGTTATCTGTATCTTCTGTTGCGCCAATAAGTTTTCCTAAAACATTGACACCTACAGTTAGCCATTTTATAAAAGTATCTGAAGAAAACCACCCCGAAACTGTTTTGCTTATTTTTTCTAGAGTAGATGCAAGGTTATTGTTTTTGACATTGTATTCATTAATTAATGATGTGCCTTCCGCAAATGAATTATTAGATAAATCGATTAATTCGTGGAAACGTTCGAAATTATTCCCCATGGCACCAATTACCTTATTTGCACCATCGGCATTTACGCCTAAAAAATCTAACGTTTTAGCAACCTCTGTAGCATTCATGCCGTTCATGCCTTTGGCAAAATCGAGCATAAAGTTCATAGGATTAGTGTTAATCATATCCTCGACCGCTTTTTTAGATATACCCATGACTTGGGCAAACTTTCCGCTTTCGGTGCTGGCTTGCTTCATGAAAATATTATAGGCTCTGGAGGAAGTTTCGGCTTCTATACCCGATTCTTCGAATGCTGTACCTAACGCTAATGTTTCTTGTACGGTTGGTTTTAGCACATCGGTAAGTGAACCTATACGCTTGGTAAATTCGGCTATATTAGCCTCCGATGCTGTTCCGTTTGCTCCTAAATCATTTATTGCAGAACCAATAGAGTTATAGGCTTCTTCGACCCCCATGTCTTTGGTTTCCTTGAATAGAAATTTAATTTTACCTAATTTTTCAGCCACTTCATCGACACCGCCTGTAAAGGAATCGCCAAGGGAAACGGCTGCCATGTTCATTGTTTTTACAAAGTCTTGAATTTCTGCTTTTGGCACGCCCAAACGCCCTCCTTGTTCGGCTATTTTAAGTAAATCTATTCTTGAGGTTCGAGTTTCTAGCAAACCGAATGATTTGGTTAACTCATCGACTTCGGTTTTTGTCATTCCTGTGGTTTTAGAAACATCTGCCTGAGCATCTGAAAGCTTACCATTTATGTCTATTATTTTTTGTACAGATAGCACAACCCCTGTAAGTCCCGCAATAACCGTGGCACCTAATGCACTATACTTATTGAAAGAGTCTGCCATAGAACTAATAGAAAATCCTGCGGTTTTGGCTTTACCATTTAGTTCGTTTATTCTTCCTGTAATTTCTTTAAGTTCGGCAGTATATTTTTGATGCGCTTCGCCTCCTGGTATTGCATTGCGTAGGGATATTTTTAGAACATTGGCACGGTCAGATAATTGCTTCATGGTTAAACCAGTAATACCGATTTCCTTTTGAAGCTCATTTATCTTAATTTTATTTTGATTAATTGATGATGAGTTCTCCTTTATTGTTGCCGTTAGAAGCTTGTATTGTTCTGATTCTTGCTTGCCTTGTTTCTCTAATAATCTTTTTTGAAGCAATAATCCTTTGTTTTCCTCGGTAAGTTTACGTGTAGATTTTTCCAAATCGAATAATTCTTTTTGGGCGGTATTACCATTTATAATAATGTTTAACTTAATATCTTCGTCTGAGAGTGTCTTAGCCATTGTTGTAAATTTTGTCAAGTTTACGACACAAAAAATCAGATTTTAAGACATGAAAAACGCCACTAGGTAGTGGCGTTTAGTTGGTTATTGTAATGGCTCGACGGCTTCAAAAATATTTAAATCTAGTTTGGTAAAAACATAAACATCATCATCTATTAAAATAGCTTGTTGTTTTACTCCTTTCCATAGAGAGCCTTTGTCTATATAATGATCGTTTATTTGCATATCGTTATTGTTGCGATATAACTCATCGCACTCTGTTAGCTCTATCAATTCTTTTTGGGTTATGCTACCATTTAGGTATGAAGAAAAGGCATTTTTGTCTAGAAACAGTATTTTGCCAGTGCTTAGGAAAATCATTTTTAGTGGTTCGTCTGGAACAGCGTTGTTGTTTGCTAGGGCAATTTGTACTGCTTTGCGAAACGTGGTTCCTTTGAGTGTTACACGCATTCCTTTTGGGTAAATGATTTTTATTTCGTGATTATCCATGAGAAACCTCCTTTCTGCTTTGAGATAAAACGAGTAACGAAACATCGATAGCCATTGATTTTTCTTGGTTAGAATAACCTTCGAAAGGAAAAGATAAGGCTTCGATAACACAAATGTTGTCTGCCCATTGCCTGCGATACGATGGGTCATCGAAAAGCTCATGGTCTGACAGCTCTAGAAAAGCTGTTTTCATAAATTGTGCAATTTCGTGATACCTATTGGCATCTACTGATTTTAACCCCGTTAGTAGGTTAGGGACTAAGTTGAGTAACTTTGAGTCCTGTTGTTCATTTTCTTTTGTCATAATCGAAAATATTATATACACGAAATCCCCGCTTTAGATGTGACAAAATACCCATAACGGATAGATTTCCCCTTCGTTTCCTATGGGACATCATGGCGAGGATTCGCTTATGTTAACTTAATAAAAAGTTTCTGTGGATTGCTCCGTTATTGTATTTTGTCGAGGCAAACGTACAAATGTAATTTTAAATTACAAAGAAAAAAATGTGTAAATGCACATAAAATAAAAAAGTTACACCAAATGATGTAACTTTTTGTTTTATTTTTTATTAAATAGTGAAACTATAATCATTATTGCAAATGATATTAGAACGACTACCCACCAGTATGGGTCTTTGAAACGTTTGTAGTAGTAATAGCTCATTTATAAATTACCATTTTTCCTCTTCTTTTACAACCGCGCTTGCTATGTATTTATTAAGCGAAATTATAATAGGATTTATATATCCGTCAATTTGTTCTTTTAAATCTCTCCAAACTCTATTTCGCCAGCCTTTTGCACTTATATTATAAGGACATTCTTCATCACTTGTTATTAAACCAAATGATACATCTCCAACTATATTTTCTGGATTTCCTTGGTGCGTAAAATTAGATGCTTCATATTTATATCTCCCATCTTTTACAATAATAGTTAAAGTATATGTTATATGTCCTTTGGTCGCATTACTATAAACAAATACGTTGCTATTGTAATTAAAACTTCCTCTAGCAATTATTTTTCCTTCCTCTTTGTCTTCAAATTGTATAACATCTTTTGCACTATTATATTTTTCCGCAAACCACGATCTAGAAAGCATATATAATTGACTTGATTTTTTTAAAGAATCAACTTTTATAACATTTTTGTAAGTTAATTTACCTGAGGATTCTTGCGAAAACATTAGCAAAGGAAATAGAGCAAATAGTAAAATAATTTTTTTCATAGTGTATTTTTTAAGTTAAGGTGTAAATATATAAAAAAAAGAGGCTATGCCTCTCTCTTTTTTTTTGTAAATCTGCTATGGTTTGCAGTGCTGTTTGAAAATCTTTACGATTATCTACATCATCCATATACTCTGTTTCTAGGAGTACGCTGTACCAAAATCTGAATGTTTCTTCGGCTTTTTTTAGTGCTAAAATTTTAGTGCAAACAATAAGTTTTGTTTTCATAATATTGTGTTTTTTATGTATTAGACTACAAAAAAAACTATATTATACGGTTTTAGCTGCTTTATTTTCTTCTAATTGTTTTAGTTCATTTATAACTGCTTGGGTATAACCAAAGGATAACTGACGGGCAATGTCGTTTAGATGTCCGTAAATTATTTTGTTGTGCACGGCATGGCGTTTTTTGCGTATGGTTCCCGATTTTGTGTTTCGGTTTTTCATATCTACAAAACGATGTTGTGGTTTGTGGCGATACTCTAGCGTATTTTGCCCTGTTACCGAGAATGCTTTATCTTGCCAAAATGATGATTCGAACCCTGCAGAAGTCATTACTTTGTTTATGTCGGTATTTATCTCGACACCTTCCTCTTTTAGTACACGAGAAACAAAGACTCCTTTTAGGATGTCGTTTGCCGTTTTGTTACGCTGGTCTCTTAGGTTCATTTGGTTGGATTTTTATAACATCTATTTTCAAAAGTAATTCTAATTTCAAGCCTAATGATAACTCATTGCATCGGCGACGGTAATTAGCTATTTGGTTTTTATCGATTTCTAAATTCTTGTGTATTCCTTTGATAAAAATTTGTTTTTCAAACAATTGGTTGATTTCTTCTGGTGTCATAATTTTTAAATAAGTATTCAAAATTACAACTTTTTTAATAAATAGGCGTTAGTAATTGGTAATTTATTTCGTAACCATCGCAACCTGCTAATGCCCAAACGGGATTAATTTCGATAGATGCTACTTGGAGTTGTCGCATGAGCGAACATTGTCCGCCAAAATTTGGTTTGTCTTTAAGCATTTGCTTCTCGATTGCGGCGGCTGCTATTTGTGTTCTTTTGAATGATGCGATAAAAGCTTCTTGGCCATCGTTACGGTCAACTTTGTTTAAGACCATCCAAAGTGAGAAATCACGGTTTTGCACATTGTCTTGGTTTGTTCCTTCGGATTTATGAGATGGTATAAAGCCTATGAGAATAAGATTTTCATCTTCGCTTATCTCATTTAATACTTTAACTATTTGGCTATCGTTAACCACGAGATAGAACTTCTTTAAGTCGGGAATTTCTGCCAATAAATGCGCTCCGTATTGTTCTATTTTTTCTAGTAGTATCATTTTTTTTCTAGTTTTTTGTATGCAGCTTCTTCATCTAGACTGCGCTTGGTTATATCGTACATACGTATAAGTATTTCCCATAATGGTGTGTCACGAACGCCTTGTTCTGGACCATAAACGCCACTTTCTGCCATACTAAGTAAAACGCCTTTCATTCCTAATCCGGGATATTTACTTTCGTCTTTAGTTTTTTTGTTTTCAAACAGAATTGATAAATCTATTTCGCTTCCTTGTATGAATATTGTTGCGCTGGTTAGGTATTTTTGAAATGAGGCAAAATAGAGGTAAAAACCATATAGTACGCCAATATGCTGACGTTGAAAAAACTTTGCTCTTTTGGGAACTATATCTGAGTTGTACTTTTTTCGTTTGTCTTTTTGACTTATAGAATTGTAATAATCTCTTTTTCTGTACATTATTGCCAATAGTGTTGACAAATATATTAGCTCTCCTGTTTGGTTGAAATTTACAAAAGCTTCTAGGGCATCTACATATTCGCCAAATTTTATATTATCGAAATCATTAGATGGTCCGTAGAAGTTTCGAAATGCACCACGGAACTTTGGTATAGGATTGTGAATATAATATTGTTTGATTACTTTTTCTTTGTTTTCGTTTTCTTCGAAAAAAGTGTCTATTAGTTCTGATAATTGGTGTATTCGTGAATATTTATCATAATCGACAATTTTTTTGCGAACGGCTTTCATACCTAGCAATTTGTAAGTAGCATGTACTCGGAATTCTTCATAATCGATTATTCCTGTTTGGTAATAAAAGATTAGAGCCGACATTTCGATGTATTGTATTGGGTCGCATTCGGATAAATCGGTAGGTAAGTATTTGGTTATTTTTAATTCGGGTATTTGAATTATATGCATATTACAGGATTTTTATAGTTAGTAAATTTGGTTAGCAGTCTACAAAATTGTCTGTTGGATTAAAACTTGGTTTAATAGGTTGCACTTCTTGAAATGAAACTTTGGTTAATGATTTTATATAGTTTTCTATTTGAATGTATGCATCTCTAGCATCTCTATCGAATCTTTGCGACATTGCTTCAGCTTGTGTTTTTTCGACTGATTTGCGTGCTGATATTGTCATACGAGAACTATCGGCAGCTTCTAAAAAACCTTCTGGAAATAATTGCGTAGATAAACGAGGAATTGCCCATGATAAGGCTTTATAAACTATTGCTTCTCTTATTTTGATTAAAAGAATAGAATCTTCATCTCCTGTATTTGTTTTAAGTTTTGTTTTTAACTCATCGAAACGAACTCTTGTTATTCTAGGGATGATTTCTTCACGTTCGGCTTTTCTTATTCCAGGTGCAATTTTCATGAAAAGTAATCTTGATCCGTCTATGTTAAAATAGTCGTCTATTTCGGCAGCAGTGCGAATAAATAAATCGTGTGTTTGTTTGAAGGCATCGGTAACTTTCCAACCAGATACATTTTTGTCCATGTACTTGATTAAAGAATCTAGCGCACGGTAATAATCTCGTTCCATTTTTCTATTGGAATTGACTATTTGCCATTCGAAGGCTATTTTTTGTTTGTCTTCTATACGATTGACACGTCCATTGTTGGTATGTCCTAAATCGGTATCCATAGCTAAATTTCGATAACCGTCTAGCAATATGATATACTGCACTCGGTTAAGAAATTCTTTGTCTGATGCTGATTGTGATGGTGCATTATAAATACCTATTAGGCTATCATATAATGGCTTGCCTATTAATTCGATAATAGTATCGGTTGCAGGAATCAATTTTGGTTTGAGTGTAATAAACTTCAAATTGGCATCGGTAAATCCTAAAATCTGTTTTATTTCGGTAGAGCCACCTGCTCCATTTTTATCGAATAGTAATTCCATTATTCTGTTTTTTGGTTTACAGGTCTATCTGCTGGGTTAATATTAGAGAGCGTTTGTGCTTGGTTACGATGAAATCCTATTTTTAAATCGGTGTTTGGAAAGTTGGCTTTTATAGCATCGTTTAGTGTTTGGCAAATTACACGCTCTGGAATATCTACTGATGAGTTCATGAAATTTTGATAAGCGTACACTTGTTCTGAACCACCATTTGCTTTACCCGCTTCACCAGTATTGCTAATTCCTTGACCCATTCCTAGATTAGCCGATAAGGCTCTATCGGCACGTTCTGATATTTTTATTTGAGCTTCTACGAAGTCTTTTATGTTTTGAGGAATAGCGGTGATTTTCCAACCATGGCTAATAATGTTTTGCCCCTGTACTTCGATGATATTTCTTGTGTGCCATAACTTTCCAGAATTTTCGTCGCCAGATAATACTTTAAGTAAATCTCGCATAAATATTTTTCGGTATTCTATAATTTCATTATCATTATATTCCCTTCCCGATTTTTCTGCATTTTCTTTTAATCTTTTTTCTTCACGATCCCAAAACTCTTGGGGACTTTCTACATGGTATTTAACATTAATAGAGTTTTTAGATAAGGCCTTGAATATTATAGGGGTTGCTGTAGAACGTCGTAACCATTCTAGCGAACCAAATAACGGAGGGGTAGAGTAGTGCTTATCGCCAAAAGTGTACTGACTATTATATGATGCCGAGGTAGGACTAATAAAAGGATTGTTTACATCGAATATAGGATATACTTTAATACCTGTTATTGCTTCTAATGTACTAAACGAATAATCCGTAACTACTATATGAGTAGGAGTTAAATCTGTCGAGGATATATGGCAAGCCAAGCGACCTTCTTGTAGCTGTATATGTTCTAATTTAGCAATCTGATTTGTCCCGCCCGTGCGACCTGCCTTATTACGAAATAGCTTAGTCATGTGACCTTTCATGTACTCATAATCGACCGCACATTTATTAAGATACTCTTCATACTTCCATGTGTTTAACCATGATTGTATAGCAACATCTTTAGTCCATACCCTTACAATATTGTTATCTACTATATTCTCTCTGTATAGGAATGGCCCATTACCAAGATACATCATTACTTTCTTTTCTAACATACCAGGTGCTGTGCTGTTCTCTTGTACTGCTGCCTTTATTACGCTTGGTAGGTTATCATTGGTGCCATAAGGTAGGATACGCCACTCACCAACAGTAAAGTAGTTACCTTGGTGGTTTATATCTTCCTTGTTTACCTTGAATGAATCAAACTCTCTAGGGTTGCTAGAAAGCTCAAAGGTAAATCCTGTCGACTCATTTGCTACTATTCCTGTTCTTCCGTATGTTTCTATCATGGTATTACCTGTATGTTATTGAATGTCATTAGTAATGGAAGGTAGAACTGTCTATCCGCCTCCTTCTTATCATAGTCTATATAAGCTATAAGTATGTTACTGCGTTCAGATTGATTAGCTCTATAACCAGCTCGAAGTAATCCTTTATTTACTCTCTTATATCCTTCAGACTTATTAAGTACTTCGGAGTAAGATATATATGAGAAAGAGAAAGGTACGTTAATACCTGTTAACGCTCTCATCTTCTTGATAGCATCTCTTAGCTTAATGGTGGGTTGTTGTTGCATGATTAGTATTTGTATGTGCAAGTATATTACATATATATTAGTGCTTTAAGACATGAACAACACCAGCAATAACTGGTGTTTACACTTGTTTAGTGGTGGGGCTTGTATGTTTATATAGGTCATATTTCTATTTTAAACACAGACTTGCACAGGCATACCTAGTAATGAGCGTGGCGGGGTAAGGAGACATGCAAAAATCAATACACTTAAATCTTTTAGGGTTTAAGTATTGATTTTTAACGTTTTAATTATTTTATTTTTTTGTTTTAACACCAAATTACTACTATTTATATATGCTTTTTTTTCTTATTTATATTCATTATACATAAGTAATTAATTAGTCTTTTTTATATAAAAAAGTTGTCAAAATGAATGCTTTTTATTATCTTTAAGTATTATTAATCAGTAACTTATAATTTATGAGCGCACAGACAGCCGAACAAAAAAAGACGGAAAACGAAAAAAGAGTAATAATTGCACAGATCGCAAAACCTACCGAAGAAGCAAAAAAAGCTTCTATTCTCGCAACGATTGAAAAATTTAAACCAGAGCCACCAAAAACAGCCGAAGAAAGAATTTTGAGAAAAGACCAATTTGATGCACTTACAAGAAGGTATTTACACCTAAAAGAAAAATCAAACGATTTAAAAATGTTTGAAGCAGGGAACGACAAAAATAGTTGCTCGATTACTTTTAAAAATGGGCAAGATTTTAAGTTTGAAATCAAAAATATTAATGTAATTGAGAAACTATGTAAAGGAGCACAGGAGGAACTCTCAATTTTATTGACAGAAGCAGAAAGCGAAGTTTTAACTTTCCAAATTTAGACTAAACAAAAAGCCCTACTGGTCGAAGAGTAGGGCTTTAAATAACTTAAAATAAATAAACGCCATGACACACAATCAGACATCTAAGAGCCACAAAAATACACCTAATAAATTAAGTAACCAAGTAAAAAGCATACTTCAAGAAAAAGGATTTTCTTCTGTTTTTAATTGGCAAGATTATCAATATTTTAAAGACCAGGTTAAAACCGCTTTCAACAAATCACAAGCCATTGCCGAAAAATTTATAGAAGATAATAATTACCAAAATTCAGATTTCAATGAGTACATTTTTTAAAAGTAGAACTATAAAAATTTCTTCTATTCTTTGCAAAAGTATTTGGAAAAAAAGCCTTAAACCTAAAATTACTCTTTCAGGCGATTGGATAAAACAAGCAGGTTTTGAAATTGGGGAACAAATTCAAATTGAAGTTCAAAATAATAAACTGATACTTACAAAATATAACCATAAAAAAATATAATCCTAACCAAAACAGGAAGACATCCGAAAACATTGCACCGAACTAAAAACCGCCATAGAGCACGAAATTTTTAAAATTTTCACACATGATTAGCAACATATTTATTTTAGAAAAAAAACTTTTATTTGCAATTAATCAGGGAATTGCCTGGAGACTTCGTAGAGCCACGGAAATCGACCCAAAACGAAGGGAAACAATAAATACTATCATTACCATGATTGAGGATGATAAAAGCAATTTGAGACAACAATTATATAAAATGAAAGGCACCCAAAATTAAGGTGCTTTTTTTACGTCAAAAAAATTTCCGCCCAAAGGGCGGTGAGTATCTTTTATTTTATTAATCCACAACCTCCGGTGCCATACTACTCGTACTAACGCTTTTTTGTGATGATAATTTAACCCAATCTGGTCTAAAAAAGAAGTATTTAGCCGCATCACTTAAATTAGTAGACAACATTGGAAGCTTTTGAAACGGCAATTTTTCAGACGATTTATCTTTATGAATGGTTTTTTGTCCCGTTTGTCGATTAACAGATATTTTTGTTTTCGCTTTTTCCATCGATGAACGAAGATTTCTACACCCAAACACACACATTTTTAACCTTGGAAGCTTCGGGTTTTCTCCCGACATGATGTTTTTCATCAAATTATATTCCTCTTCTTGCAAAATAGTCGCCTGTCCTTTATTCATCATATTCACTTTCCATCCAGTTGATGTGCCATCTACTCGATATTTTAAATAACCTTCAAGTTCTGTTGCAAAATCTCTTTTTATCTGAGCATAAGCATTTCCAGAACGGTCATAATAAAAATTAATTTCTTTTTTCTTATGGTCCTTATAAAACTCTAAAAACTGATTAGCTAACTCACGCATTCCATGCGGAGGAAGCGTAAAAAACTCTTTGAATAAGTAAATAGTATTTCCAATTTCTTGACCCGTAACCATCGAACACATATTACCAAAATCGACACCTATATCAATAGGTTTGGAATGGTAAATATATTTTTGAGCTTGAGAACTTTCTTTCCATTCCTCTTTAACAGAAAAATTTTTGTAATACTCCGTAACGATTCCATCATTATAAAAATGATGCTCACCAAGATTTACATAAAATTGTAATCCTTTTTTCAATTTACTTGGAAATGCACCTACAGCCGTTTTAAATTCTTCGGCACCAAGCGCATTATAGGTATCGTGAAACCAGTCGACGTTTAAAAAATCTGCATTAGCATAGGAAGAAACAACTTTAAAAAATGTGGAATTCTTTCTCGCTTTTATCCATCGTTTTTCCCAACGATCAATTTGCTTTTTTAAATTATTTATTTTGATTTTATTGCCTACACGCTCTTCGTTCATCAACTCAATTTTCAAATCATTAAGAACCAATCCTACTCGCAAAATTTGCTGACATTGGTCAGCATCCATTTCTTTTTCACGGTCTAAAATCCAATCATGCTCCCCTTCAGAAACATTTGGCATATCCGTAGTAAAAGTATTTCCGCAATAGTAAACAGAATTAGCAAATTTCTTATAACCACGTAGGGCAGGGGTAAGTTTTTTAATTTTATCAAACTGTAAATATTTAGTTTCGTCACCAAAAATATGCTGATAAGAGTTACCCGCTGCACCCGAAGGCTGGTCCATAGATACTATATTTATAAAACAGCCATTAAAAACAGATATTGTATGTTTATATTGTTGCGGGGCTTTATATGGTTTGTCAAAATGAGCAGGTGGAGCTTCATCTATAACATAATGAATCCCTTCTATCCAACCTTTACGACCCAATCCCTCTAGTAACGCATCAAGTATGTTTTTTTTAGCATTAACATAAGTATCAGCTACCAGTGCAAAATATGCACCTGGCATATCGTAGCAAACATCAATAAATCGTTCTGCTAAAATATCAGAAGTTTTAGAAGTTCCTCGACCAGCAACTAGCCATAAGTTTTTAGGAGAAATTAAATCGACAACAATCCTTATCCAAGTTGCAAAGCGTTTTTCTATTCTGTTATCGTTCAGATTTACGGATGTCTTCCTGCTCATTGTTAAATAGTTTTATAGGTTCAATACCCGCATCTTGTTTTAGCAACAATCTTTCTGCTGTTGAATAATCTGGCATTTCATCTATTTGTTTAGCTAACTCCAATCTATTTATTTTTTCTTCGCCTAGGAAAGATGTATCCATAGCATAAACCTTATAAGGCTTTTGTAGTAGTTCTTTCGGGAATGATGGCGGATCTATCGTATCTAACTGACGCATTTTTCCAGCTCTTTCAATTATTCGGCTAACACGGTCTAAGTCTTCTTGACTTTTAGCCATTAAAAACGAAGCTGTAACAAGTTGATCTAATTTTTCTGCATAAATATTACGCCAAATTTGTTTTGAAATATTGATGTCTTTATAAAAATATTCAAGCATTTCACCATAAACCTGTTCCGCTTTATAAGGAGAAAGTCCTTCGGTAATATTTAAATCTTTTATAATATGATGCTTGGTACCATATTGCCGAATACGCAAATGCATACCGTGCACTTTATCTAGTAAAGTTAGGTAACGGACTATTTCTTCCGGAGCATCATTTACAGAACCATGTTCCATAAACGAATACACATCTTGTAAATCTATATCGTCAATACTAATCTTCATGATAAAGGATTTTTCGCTTAATTTCTTCTACATCATTTGCATCAGTCGCTTTTTTATATTCTTGTGCTGCAGTAATATTTCCCGCTTTGGCATTAACTAGTAATTTTTCGTTTACCAAAAATTTACTTTCCAATTTTCCTTTAGTAATATAAAATTGAATTTTGCTATTAGCAGCCTTACGTGATTTTTCGAATGCCAAATAATCCAGCTCTAAATAAATAGCCATTTGAGCCTCTGAATAATTTAAGGATGCTAAAGATGCAATTGTATCAAATTGCTCATCTGATAACATCAAGGAATTAAATAGAACTACTTCTGACATTACTTTTTATTTTTTATTAGTATAAAAATTCCGAGTAAGAACAAAATGAATACAAAAGCTACTTTTTGTTTTAAATTACAAGTATTATAATTCAAGCTCCAACCGAATATTAAAGCTTGAATCATCATAAAACTACCTATTAAGTTAAATATATTTTTCATAGTTATTTTAATTTGGCATTAGTAAACATTTCTTTTCTAAACTCGAGAACATCTTTAGAATTTGTAAAAACATATTGCTCGTACAAAGCGTTTTCACTCCAATTACCAGAACCTTCAATCACATAGTTTGAATGTTCTGTTTTTATTAAACTTACCTTGGAATGATTCCAGGTATAAATCACTTTTATATTCGCCCTGCTTTTTATTAAAGCAGAAAGTAAATCATAAGTAGTAGGATTTCTTTTTATCAAGCTATCTGAAATCATCAATGTAATTTGCTCTACAATTCCAGCATCATATAGTTCAATCAAAGATTCAATCACTCTTATATTAATAGAATAGGTAGAAGCATATAACTCTTTTATTCCTTGTTGTTTAGCAATTAAAGGAATAAATGTAAAAGCATTAAATGATTTGTCTGTTTGTAAAAAAAATATCTCTTCTTCAGTAGGCAATCTTAACATATCTTCCGATAATGATTTTATCTTGAGATAATGTTTATTCAAGTATTTTGAAATAAATAATTCAGAAGCATTATTTGCTAATACTTCTGAGTCATTACCTTTTTCTTCTATTTGGAAGAATTTATTTTCCAGCATCTTGAATCCCAAGTTTTAAGTTTACCAAAACTAATTCTCTCTTCCATTCGATTACTTTTCCCTCAAGTCTTATCTTATCTTCTGGTTTTGTTGCCTTTTCTGCATTATTTGTATCTCTACGAATATAGTTCTCTAGATTGGTAGCTCTTTTTGCAGCATCGGCAATAGTCATGTTATTAACAAATTCTTGTAATTTTCTTTCTTTAAAAATTGGATGCACACCCAAGATTTTATGTTCATCTCTGTAATAAACAAACTCATCACGAATTAATTGGTCCATTTCAAAGTTACCAACTCCTATTTTAGCTAGTTCGAAAATTTTATCATTTGAAATAGATTCTACTTCATTAAAATTTTTTCCTTCTAATAATGGCAATACAACACTATCGAATAACTCTTTATGAGAATCGCAAAAAGCAAAATAATGATTAAACTTATCCGTTACTAGGATTTTTAATTCTACAGGCAATTCAGGATCATTTATAAATGGGAATTCATCACGAAAACGAATTTCTTGTTTTACTTCTGTAGAAGCATTTTCGAATACTTTTATAGCTTCTTCAATTGCTTGGTCATCTTGCTTTGCCGAAACTGGTACAAATTGTTTTAAGTTTTCTAATTCTTCTATGAATTCAGCAGGATAAAGCGCATTTTCTTTTAGGTATTTTATAAATTCTTCCGAAGCTTCAAGACCTTTCATTTCTTCAACTAATTCTGGAAATGCATCTTTAAATTTATCTAGAGGCAATTCATCTGTAAGATAAATTTCTAATTCGTTAGAAATATTATCTATTTGATCTGCATATGGATATTGGTAATAGAAACTAACAATAGCCAATAACTTGACTCTAATATCTTCTTCAAGAGTAGCAATCGAGTTGATAAATCTGTCTAGAAAACTTAGTCCCTGTGTAAAATCCGGATTTAATTCTTCTACTCGATATTTCTTTATATCAGAATCAGTTATTCCGTAAAGTTTTTTCAACTCATACAATAATGTATTTAATGTTGTTTGATTGAAACCTACTCTATTTAAGTACTTTTCTTGAGTAATAATCCTTCCTGGCGTTTTTCTAAACAAGTCAAATAACTTATTGAAAAGATTATTAGGTTTTAATTCAGCATCGGTTAGCAATCCTAACAATTCATTTTTTAGTTTCATTTTTCTTAAGTTTTAATTTATTTACAAATATTGCACATACAACTTTTTTTTTTAAGACATGAAAAAAGCGACCAATAATGGTCGCTTATGAAAAATAGTTTATCTATAAATAATTAAGTAAACACAATTATATATGTTGACTATCCTGCCAAACAAAATATTCTTTTAAATATTCCCAAGCCGCTTTTAAAACCTTATTTTGATTATGTTCTGTTAGTTCGCAATTATTATAAATAAAAACACCAAACCAATCTTCGGTAACACCATCTATATTTTCAAAATCAAAACGTTCCTGTATCCCTTTAAATTGAAAATCTATCACATCATTTACACATACAAATTCAATTAAGGACAATGATTTTAAATGATAGACCCAAATTCTATTATCATTTTGGCTTTTGTCTTTAATAGGAATTTCGCAAAACAAAAAACTAGGCTGTATATACTCAAATTTTTTCATTTCCTATTTTTAAAGTTAAATCTAGACAATCTAAAAGTATATACAAGATATCCGCATTAGGAGAAAATCTTACGTTTTCTATTTTGTTGATGGTTTGCACTTTACATCTTATTCTGTCTGCCAGTTCCTGCTGTGTCCATCCTTTTTTAATACGAGCAGTTCTGATTATACTTGCTACTTTTTGGCGTTTTTCTTCGATTAACACCTGTTCTACTACGTTATTTGGTTTCATACTTCTATTGCGTTTGAAAATTCATTATTTTTAAATAATTCTGCTAGTCCAGATACTTGTTTTAATCTCAAAATTTCGTCAGCATCCATACCAATGTGTTTCATAATCCAGGCATCACTCATCCCTGCTTTTGTGAGTTCTGATACAATATTACTCATTAGTTCTATATCATGAGAACCACGAGCTCTGTTGTGTCTAATGGTTGAAGCTACTCGATTGCTTTCATCTTTATCAATCACAACTACTGGAAGTAATCCTTTTTCACGATCAAAAACTCTTTTGGAAGTCTTCAAAACCGTATATCTATGAAACCCATCTACAATCTCGTACATATCATCCTGAATGTTGTAGTAACACACTACTGGCATTGTGTATCCGTCTTCCCAAATAGAAGTTTCTAAAAGTTTCATCTCTGGATGCGCCACACTATTCGGATTATAACTATTGGCTCTAATTTTTTCTATTGGCACAGCCAAAACGTTGTAAACTGGACTTTTCATAATAAATTTTGATATTTAGCCATTATATTTTTCCTTCTTGCCATTTCGTTTTTCGTGAGCGTAAATCCCATATACTTACACAAATGGTCGTTTTTCATTATACAAATACACATTCTTTTGTACGTCGGGAGTTCTTTTGCTTCGGATATATCAATTTCATCAATGTAATCCATCATTACAGGGAATTTTGATGTTTGATAATTGGTGGTTTTTTTAACCTCTATTTTCACCCCTGCAGCTCTCAATTTCTGAATAGTTTCTTTTGATAAAACCCCGCCTTTTTCTTTCCAAAAAGTAACCGATGTAGAAAGTTTTTCCAAATAATTAGCCCTTGTTTCATCTGGCAAAGTAGATAAAAGAAAATACATATAGCTTTCCCAAGTATGACCAGTAGGCAATTTTATAGAATGCCAACCCATTGCGGTAGTTCCTCCGTAAATACCTGTAAAATTAACCCCATTTACACGGCTTAATAATTTTCCCCAAGTGTTTGGTTCAATAATTCGATATAGTTTCAAGCTATCCTGTGCTGTGGATAAAAACGGACTAGCCACTCGTTGCTGTTCTATTCCAACTCCTGCCATATAGAAAATGTCATACAATTTATTGTAGTTCCATTTGAATTTTCCATTAGATGTCCAAATATCTTTTGTTGTAAAATCAAAAATAGGATAGGCATTATAAACATCTTGGTACATTTCTTTTGTCCATTTGATTCCTTGATAATTCTTGTAGTTCTTATCTGAGTGAATGGCACGCCATCTATTCAAACTTTCCTGTGTTCGAATTCCAACTAAACAAGCTGTTTTAGTGGCTTTTTTTAGTCGATGGTGCCAAATCGAGAACTTTTCTTGAAACTCATAATCCCACATGTTTTTTTTGTAGAAATCAAAATCAGTTTCAGTATAGCAATCTTTTGGCAATTCCGAAACCCAAATATCTTGTTTCGATTTCTCCCAAGGTCGCCAATAATTCTCGTGCATCGAGGTGCAAGTAGAAACCTTAAACGGTACACAACACCTGTAAATTTCAAGAATATCGGCATTGGATGCCAAAGTTTCATTTACATAATCTGTTGTCATTTTGTACTGGGCTTCATAATCCAAATGAAACACGCCAATCTTTCTATCTAATTTATGTTTTCGAATATAGTCAATACATAAATTCAAAAGAACTCCACTATCTTTCCCTCCAGAAAAAGAAACATAAATATTGTCAAATTCCTTAAATAAAACTTTCAATCGTTCTTGTGAAGCTTCGTAAACCGTCATAATATCTCTTTTAAATTTTCTCTACCTACTTTTTTAAAATACTCCACCATACTCGTTTTGGCTTTCACGTTCTTGTCAAACAACGCTTCCAGTCCCACGTTTCCAGTCATATCCCAATAATAACAATCTTCGAGGTTTCCTGTTCTGTAATTACGGAATGTACCTTGCTCACGCAATCCCCAATCAAAGTTTTTGTCCCAAAATATCGTGTACGGGTAATTTTGCAAATTTAAACTCATAGATTCCTTTTGGTAGCTTAATACTGTAGCTTTTGGGAATGCTTTTTTTACTTCTTCTTGCGATTTTATAAACTTGCAAAAAATGATATGCTTTTCTTCTGGATACTTTTTGAAGTGTTCACGTAAAACTTCAAACTTATTAGGAGTACAGCAATATATATGCTGCATCTTTTGGGTCATTTCTAAAAAAATATTATTGTTTTTTTCTTCTAGCGTTTTGTTGTCAAGAAATTTAGTTTTTAATTCTTCGTATTCTTGTTTGTTTTCGTCACACAGAATATAATTATAGTTATTCCAAACTTGCTTAATATCTAAATTCAAATCACACTCAAAAATATATTCGCCAATTAATGAATATAAATAGGGTATATTTTCTATTCCTGTAATAAACTCTTTAGTATAGCTTTTTCTTCCTGATAAATGTTTTGTGATTGTAGTGTACTTCAAAAATGTATTCTTGAATTCGGCATAATCCATTCGCAGAATCAGAGGCGACAAAAAATGTATCTGACTCCACAAGTCTAATAGGTTTTTAGTTATTGGCGTTCCGTTTAAAATTAGCTTATATTCTACCATTTGAGAAAGTGTAAGCATTCTTTGGGTACGTTTGGCATCAAAGTTTTTCATTTTGATACTTTCATCTACTACTAAAAAACAACGCCAAGCGGTAGATATTTGTTTATACAATTGCAAATAAGCACGGTCTGATGATTGCAAAGTCTCAATACCCATATATACCACATTTTGACAATTAAAACCTCCCCATTTATTAATTTCGTCTATAATACTTGGCAATCCGTCCTTTGGCTTAATACTCCTAAGTGGACCAACCCAAACTACCAAATCTACATCTTTTACTGAATTTATTATTTCTAAAGTAGGTCTTGTTTTTCCTGTACCTGGTTTCATAAACAAAGCTCCTATTTTATTAGGTATTAGCTTTGTTTTTACTTCGATTTGTTGGGGTAGAAGATTAAGCATCTATTTCAGAAATAGAAAAGTCTTTGAAATCCTCATTAGTTGTAATATTGCTACCATCTTCTAATGGGTATCCCCAAAAAGTAATAAAATCAGTCCCATCTAACGCTAGTATAAATTGAGATACTTCATCTAAATTAGGATTTTCACTTTGTTTTAAATCAATATACGCTCTACGACCATCAATTACTGTTCTGCCTATAAAATCACAAATCAAATAAGTTTCCATTAATGCAATGGTGTTTTTTGTTATTTTACCTGAATATTGTATGTAAATTCTATTTCTCATTTTTTCAGTTCTTTAATGGTATTATTTTCTAAAGGTTCTATTTTTATAGGTTCGTTTTTTTCTACAACCCACACAGGTACTTCTTTACGTGTATCGCTATCGAATGTAGCTTGTTTTTTTCTTGAATATTGAATTGATTTTTGTTCTAAAATCCAAGCACTAATCCAATATGCTTCACTTTTACTAACGCTATAATCTTGTCCGAATACCTGACTTTTTGGGATTAATGCTTCTGATCCATCGAAAGCAATGGCTTTATAACATTTGTCAGATATTTCAGTAAGACTCGAAAGCCTTACTGAATAACATAAACTTTTCATTATTTATTGTTTTTAATGAAGTTTACAATTTTAGATTTTACCTCCGAAACATCAATATTCTTTTCTTTATAGAAAAATTCATGTATTGGAAAGTGTCGTTTTTCTCTCTCTACCCAATACCAATTTAACCCCAAAACTATCTGTATAGTGCCATCTTCATATAATTTGTAAAACGGTTTTAAATCTTTTTTTGGGTATTTATTTTGTATAAATTCTTTTATTTCGTTAAGCTTTTGTTGGGAAAAAGAATCATTATTTGCGCCAGTAACGTCATCAATACAAACCAATGGATTCCCTGAATTATTACCAGCTGAAAAGTGATTGTAAGGTATTAAAACTTCTGAAGTAGCTTCTTTCGTTAAAACTCGGATATGTTTTTCGCTTGCTTCATTAACAATCAATCCTTTGTCTTTTAAAACCTCAATAATTTCTTGAGAGTTTACACCCGTAAAAACAAAAGGCCCTTGTTGTTGGTAAACTTTTACTTGAAATACTTTTTTTGAATTTTCCATGATAATAACGCAGACTTTATTGACCTGCTCCGGTCTTTTAATTTATATATGCAAATATACATTAAAATGTATATTTAAACTAATTTTTATTGCTTTTTTTTATTTTTTTTACACCATAAAAAAAGCGGACAAATCTGTCCGCTTTATAACTATATAAAATCTTAAATTTCTAACTACGAGAAAGTTCTTTTAAATAAGTAATAGCACCTGCATCAAAAACTTGAAAATGAATCACAGCATTTTTATATGCTATCCATTGCGTACCATTATCTAACAATATCGTTACTGGTCCAGAAACACCGCCAGATAAGGTAGCAGGTTCTAATCCTCCAGAACCAACAATCGATATTGTCTTTTTATGAGCAATGTCAATTGCAGAAATACTAATATCAGTAATTAAACCAGAAGTATTAGCAGGCAACTGATACACAAATCCGCTAACTGTAGCTAAAGCAATATCTGTAGTAGGAGTTATTGCATTTTCTAAATAGGTAATTTCCCCACTATAAAACTTAGCAACGTGCCTATCTCTTCTTCTTTGCTCATAAGTAAGCGTATGCTTAGCCCCGTCTTTACTATCTTCAAACTCAGCTTTCAGATACATTGGATTGCAAGGTAATCCTACTACTTTTCTTAAGCCAGTATTACAGTCTATCGGGTAGAGTAATATCACAGGCTCTTCGATGTTGTTTTGCACAAACTCATTAATCGCAAGTTCATCACCTGGGTGAGTTCCCACAAAAGACTTCAAGAAACCACCAGCATCTGCATCACCTTCAAATTTATGAGAAGCTTTTTGACTTTCGTCTGTCTCATATATTTTTTCAAACCTTGCGCCTGGTTTAAATATAATATTACCTTGAAGTAATACCCCATTTTCATCAGGTCTAGGAAAAGCTTCTTTTACTAAATCTGCAACATATGCAATTGTTACATATTGATCCTTACCTTTTGGTGCCCCTGCTCCTGGAGCAGGTTTTGGCACCGATTTTCTAAACATATTCATTTGATAATCTTATTATTAAACGTTACTATTTCCTTTATACCAAATACCATCAACTTTTATAAGCTCTATAAATTTGTCAGCCCCAGTTAACACTACATCTGTTCCTACTTTAATTAAGCTAGCAACATCATGAATTGTCACAGTAATATTAGGGGTTTCACTACCATAAATAGTAATCGATTTTAAATTTACACCTTTATCTATATCTGCAATAGTTACATTAGCTGATCCAGCATATTTAAATATACTACCAGTATTCGCATCGATTGAATTTGAAACAAAAAGAACATCTGTAGAAGGGCTGCTTGGTACCGTATCTGTTCTTTTTAATTCTGAAACTGTTAAATCTGATTTAACCAATAGCGTTAACATTCCTCCTGATCCTAAAGAAAAATCTGCACCTCCAGTTAATTTAATTTTATCACCGTTAACTACTTTTTTAGAAACAGGCATTGACTCGTTACCTCTAACTTTAATAACCTGACCAGCTTTTAATCCCGTAAATTCTGTTATATTGGTTTTCCAATCTTCCGTTACTTGAATATTTCTATAATCGACAGCTACAATACCAGTAGCTTTATCATATACCGGAATAAATTTATCTTCCAAGAAAATTGGCACATCATTAGACCAAACAGATTGAACTTTAAACTCAGCTGGATCTCCTTCTTTCATTTGGCGACCGATGTGAATTATACGAATTCCTAATTTGTAATCTGCTAATAAGTAGATTTTTCTTAGTAACGTTTGAAATCTGTAAGATGATTTTTCAGCAGGTACATTTTCAAGAATCTCAATATTATCTGTAAATGTTGCAAATACAAACGATGGGTTTTCTTGATCAACAAAAGTTTGTACTCTAATGTTTGGATAATCTTCGAAATGCTCAGGCATTCCTTTGTAGTCCATATTGGTACCGTTAAGCTCTTTGTATTTAGCTTTATACCAAGTCCAAACTTTGTAGTGAATATAGAAGACCAAATTTGTAGAAGCCAAAACCTCTTGAGGCAAACGTTTCAACATTCCTAAATCTGCCTCATCATCAGAATGGAAATAATCATACACATTTGCAGGTGTAATTTCTCCTTTAGAAAAAGCTCTGAATTTTTTATCAATATCTCTAGCTTTCCATAATTGTTGGAATAAGCCATTTTGACGATTGATAAATCTTCCTGCAACTGTTGCGTTTTTAGGAGTTTGTACAAAGATTCCGTTTAAGGTAGAAATCCTATCCTCTACACGAGCTCTTTTCATTAATTCCCCAACTAAGAAACGAACAAACGACATTTTCTCTGGCTGAGAACCTTCTTTGTTCATCATGTTTAACCATGAAGTTTCAATTTCTTGAAGTTGAGCACCTTCCCATTCTGCATCAATTTGTACTGGATAGATTTTTCCTTCTTCCGCTTCAATTTCTTGAATGTTTTTAGGTAACCAACCAAATTTTCTTCCTTGAGTAATTTCAGCAGTAAGAATAGTTCCGCTTGCAATTCTGTCGGAAACATTTAAACGTTTTGGCCAGAAATCAGGCAACATAAAGTTATCTCTATGTAACGACTGAATTTCTGTAGGATTTTCACGAAAATAAAGTTCTGTTTCAGAATTTAACTTATTAATCACTACATCGCTAGAAAAGTCAGTAGCAGAAACCGTTAAGCCTTCAGCAGCTGCTTTATTCCATGGTCTAGAAATATCGATAGCATCGTAGTCTTTTCCTGAGGCAAATAAGTGTGTAGCATTATGTTTCATCGCTTCTTTTATTTTTTGTTTTGTGACAGTATCTACTGGAGTATCATCTTCAGCGGAATTTTCGAGCCTTTTAATTATTTTTTCTTGATTTGCTTTGTATTCAGTCAATGAGCTTTGCACCGCTTGAATCATACTTAACACGTCAGTTCCCCCTGCTATTTTTGCTTTCGCTACAATATCTTCTAGCTGCGCTTGAGGAATTTCTAGTTCTTCTAAAATCCCTTCAACAGAAGATTTAATATCTTCTGCTTGATTCGATTCTGCTAAATCTTGATTAAAAGCTTTTATTGCTTTTTCAAAAATTTCAGCTGACAAGGCTTCTTTTAACTTGTTAGTGGCTTCTTCGTCAAACTCCACTTTGCCTTCTACAATTGGAGGTTTCGAAATTCCCACTAATGCCATCATTGAAGCCATCATAGTCGACAATTTTGTGTTTTTTAACATAACATTCTTATTTTTAGATTTATAAATAGATTAAAATAAATTCTTACTTACTGACTGTAACGCCAGTTGTTTGGCTTTTTGAATTGCCATTCTGGAATCTCCAATTCCATCAATCAAACCCAATCTTAAAGCTTCTTTAGCAAAATAAACACCTCCGTTTAACACGCCTTCTTCTTTTATCAGGTTTGGTCTTTTACCAATTACACCACCTTGAAACATTCTTGCTAATGGGGAAAGTGAATTTTTTATAATACCTCCATATTCGCCACTTCTAGCATCCATAAAATCCTTGTTTTTATGATTAGATTCTGGCGGATATATTTCATGAATTTTGATTCCCGCAGCTTCTAATGCTTTTGTATTATCTCTAAACGAAGCCACAACACCTATTGACCCAAATCTTGATGAAACATCGCCATCGGCCATGATATAATCACACACTTCTATTGCAGCCCAATAACCTAAAGACAAACCATCTTTTACCAAGCCTACAATTGGTTTTGTTTTGTATTTAGAAAATTCCCTAAACGCATCAATAGCTTTAGTACTTCCTCCTGGTGAATCAATTCTAAATACTGTAGCATCTACATTATCCATTTCTTGCGCCTTATATAATTGCGATACGATTTCATCGGCACCAATAGCACACCAGTCAGAATAAGCTACTATTTCGCCCATCATTTTAACCTGAGCAATTGAGTTCTTTGGTACAGAAATAGAATTTCCATCAGTTGAACGCAATGGATTTCCGAAAGAATCTAATATGTCTAAAGCTTTGTCTTCTATTTTATATTTTGAATCAAAATTCACATTCATTTTCTGACGTAAATTTTCGGCAAATTCGTAGTAAGATTCTGGACTATGCAGCAACCACTCACCGCGTAAAAGTTCTGTTATAAATGGATTATTTCGCATGTTCTTTATTTTAGGCTAAATTATTTTAATTGCACAAATCATTTAAGACATGTATTTTATCTAAATTAACCTAAAGCGTTTGTTTAAGTATAATAACACTACTATAATAAGTAACCATAGATAACTCCAAAATGAAAATCCTTTTTTTTCTTTGTTTACAGACACCCTAGAAGCTTCTATTTTTGAGTTTGTACACTTGGAAATTTCAGTTTTGGATTTGCTATCTATTTTTGTTTTAGTATTTATATTTAATAATTTTTCATTCTTTTTTTTACTCAAAGTATTTTTAATACTACCAGATCCTTTATATTTTTTAGACCCTGTTTTTTTTCCAGAGGAATCATAATTTGTAACCTCTAAACTATCTCCGTCCTTTACTTGAATTTCAGTTGCTTCCTCACAAGATTCCTCGGTTTCTTTTGCTTGTTCTTTTTTTAATTCTTCGATTTTTGTTTTTACAAAAGCAGAAGAATCTGATTCTTTATTCAAATCAACCTTAACACTTTCTTTTTCCTTGTGTTTTTTCATTGATGAACAACCCGTAAAAGGAATGACCAGCAAAAAAAGAAAGGCAGCTAAAAGAAGAATTACAGTAATTTTTTTTAAATTTTTCATACTATCTATTTTTTGGAAGTTTCAATTTGTGATATTCTTTATTATATTTTTCCATTATATAAGCATATTCTGAATAAGCATCGAACGAAGGGCATTCTTTTATACGTTCCCATGACTCTATTGCCCCATTGTGATTTTGATCTGTAGAAAAATGATAATGCCCCACAATCATCACATCTTGTAAATCATTTCCGTTGTCTTTTAACCATTGAAGCATTAATAAAATTTCTCTTATAATAGCATTTTTTTGCGCCTGAGTTCTAGTGTCTTTTGCTTTGTTTACATTTGTTTGTTCTACACCACCACGGTATGACATATGTAAACATTGCATATTAAATCCCGCTACGCCATTTGTAGGGACATTATAATTTGAAAGATTATTAGGCGTACCATCATAATCTATCCAAGTTGCATAACCTGGAGATTTCCAACCAAGTGTTTTCCAAAAATCCTGCATGCTCTTTAGAGTTCCGTGCCCTGCTTGGCAATGAATTACTATGTACTTTACTTTATTTGCTCTGGTCATCTTTTTTTTTGTTGTTTTAGTTTATCTATTTTTATACTGTCTTTTTTTATTGCATTTTCTATTTTAGAAATAGTTTCTTGCAATTCTTTTTCTTTTACCGCAACATCTTCCCGTTGTTTCACAACAGGATTTGAGGGGTAAATTTTAGGAAGAATAGGAGGGATGACTAGAGCGCTAAAAGTCAAAATAGCTATGAGTGATATTCCTGTTTTCATTTTAATTTATTTAATTGTTCTACTTCTTTTTTTTGCTGAATAAGTAATTCAAGCAAGTGATTAAATTTATCCGAATATGATTCAAGTTTTTGAGTGTACCTTTCCTGTTCTTTGGCACGAAAATCATTAACAGCATCAATTCTATCAGAAAGGGAATGAGAATTCTCTCGATGGCATTCGTCATTTTTATAAGCAGCTATTATTACCACAGCGAGCAAAACGATGTAGTTGAGTTGTATTCTTTTTATCTGGGGTAATTGAAAATACCAATCAAAGAGCCTTGGTATATATCGGAAGTAATCTAATACTTTCATACGCTTTTATTTTTACCAAAAGTAAAAGCGCATGAAATCTTATTTAAGACATGTTTTTTATTAAATATTTAAAACACGATTTGCAACTTTGCTTTGCAGTCTTGATAATTTATTTTTTTGACCACGATCTAGCAAACGACGAATGCTCTCTACTTGAAAGCCATATTCGTCTAATTGATACTCATTCATAAATTCGATAATAGCATCTCTTACCAAGAGATTAGGATTTGCTTTTAGCATTCCTCTTGTTTGATACTGGAACGCTATCCTAAATATATCTTCTAAAATTTCATTTATTTTATTATTTAGATACGGCGGAACTTCTAAGAATGAATTTTTTCCGTTAGCAATATTAAATAGTTTTGATTCTGAAAATATTGCAGGAGATATTTCTAAATAAACATAAAATTTACCTGTTGTTTTTACTGGAAATTTGCATTTTTGCAAAGAAAGCATTATCATAAACCCTAATGCAGATTCACTATTTACCTTACAGGCTTTTACTTTTTTAGAAAGATGGTTCACTTCGACTCCCTCAAATTCTTTATAGAAAAAAGGTATTAAGTGAGGTCTTATTTGTACAGGAACTATATTCATTAATACAAAATTATTTTCTTATTAATTTTATAATATATTTTATTTTATGCGTGTAATTTTTAACGATAAAGAAGTTCGTAAACGGAATGATACCTATTGTTTCCATTATTAAAATGCTATATAGCATTTTATGAAATAACAAAACCCAAACAATATTTAGTAATATGGCTAAAAATGCAATGCCAGCTATTAAATATTTGTATCCTCTAAATAATATATCGGAGCTTAAACCGATAGCAATAATAGACCCCAGAAAGAAAATACCAGCACAAGCATTGTGTATTTTAGAGTAAGTTTCGTAATGAAAAATTGCAACACCCCACAGAGATAAACCTAATATTACATTATACCAATGTCTCTTGTAACCAATGCCATTATATATAAATAAAGTACCAGCAATACCTAGCTCAAAACCAAGTAACCCCACAACAACTTTACTATCTACATAAGCCGAAATGCTAGGTAACCATACACCCTCTATTAACCTATTTATTAATGCTATAAAAGCTAAAAAAACAGCTAATGTTACTTCTAATCTTTTAATGTCTTTTTCGTTTTCCATATTATAAATTTAAAACTTGTTCGAAAATTCCTCTAATATCACTTGCTCTTACATTGTCCTGCAACGAATCAACAATGTTTAACCGCTGCAATGCTTTTTCAGTCGTGTCTTTAGCTACTAATTTCCGTAAGACCTCACTCATCTGTAAGGCTATATCTCTGAATTTAGAACCTTTTTCAAATTTAGCTACAACATCATTCAGATACTCATTTAGCGTTGCATAGCCCTCCATCTTGCTTTCGGCCAATAGCGTTTGATAAGGGTCTGGGTTCGGCAAATTATTATTTAAATAATAAGCCAGTAATGAGTTTGCCATCTTATACTTATTAATGTATGCCATCTCGAAATAATCAAGATCATCATTAACTGATTTACCCATGGCTAATGCAAGTGAGTAACGTTTTATTTTATCTAAAACTTTATTCAGCAATGGTGCTACCTTTGCTTTTTCAAAATCTTGAATTTCTTGGGAGGTAATGCCCTCATCCCATTGCGTACCATTCCATACTGGCGATTTCAACATTTCACCAGGTAACATTTCTGTTAAGACCCAATTTGAAACTAAATCACCATTAATTTCTATGTCTTTATATTGTTCTAAAAAAAGACTATCATAGTTACCCGCCCATTTATTACCTACTATTCTTGCTTTTAACATTTTTATACTTTTTTGAATTTTAATTGTAAAATAATCCCAAAATAATTAACTGCTTGCGTTTCTCTTATTGCTATTTGCAAGTATGAAAAATTAAGCGTAGGCAGTAGATGCTTGTTTACAGCTAGGTTCTTGAACACTCTATTATTGGCTAAACTTCCTGCACCTGTTGACAATGTGTCGTTACATATAGTGATGGCATTAACCCCTTCATTTGTTTGCACAGTACCCGTTGTTTCTTCTCTTTGGATTAAAAATTCAAGCGTTGATGGCGTTATGTTCTTCATCTTATAATTCATATTAACCAACACCTCTTCGAGAATATACCCTGTTGGTATTGGAAATATTAATGCGTTCCTCCAAGTATTAGGTGCTGCACTTGTGCCTAGCGCTAATTCTGACCCAAAAAAATCAGCATTTGCAAAACCAGCGTCTGATGTACGCCATTCATTTAACACATTTAGGCTTAGAAATACTCTCTTTGATGTGTACATTAAACTATCTGATTTTGGAGTGCTACCTTCGATAATTAGCGCATTAATTTTATCACGAAGTTCATTTATTTGTTCAGCAGATAAATAATGCTTTTTTCCAAATTGTTGGATAGCCGCTAATAATTCAGGGCTATTTACTTTATCTTCCCATTCTATTTTTTGTATACTCATTTTATAATAATATTACAGGGATCATTACTGGTAATCCGTATGTTGTAAATGAGGGCGTATATCCAGAAGGGGAAATACTTTGACTTTCTACTTCAACAACACACAATTGCTCTTCATTTTTTATTTTAACAACAGGATTTGTGTTTTGGTAAAAATCATTTCTACCAATCACTAAATCAAGACCATTTGTTTGCTTTAGCTTTATATATTTTATTTTTTGTAAAAGAGAAATCCGTTCGGCCCTATTTTTATCTGAATTAGGAAAGCGAAAAGAAACAATTTGCGTATAAGATATTCCAGCCACAGAACGAACACTTTCCTCACCGAATTTAATTGAAACACCATTAGCATACGCTGGAGTAAAATCTGAGTTTTTAAATGTAGTGTTATAAAAAGGTTGCCAACCATTAATTATTGATGGTGCAACATCAGCATTAAAAGCTAATTCGATACCACATAAATTAATGTTAGAACTTACTCTATCAAGTATTTGCATCTTTTTTTTGTTTTTACGAAGATACAAAAGTTTTACTTATTTGTAAATTATTTTACTTATTGTTTTATCTTTTGGTAAAACTATTTTATAAAGATTTTACAAAAAGTCCATAAAAAATTGTAACAATGTAACCAGATATAAAAAAGACTTGTGAAGTATAATAAAATAGAGGTAAAAGGGGAAAATGCACAGAAAAAACACTAGCGTATTTCTTTAGTTTAAAAAGTAAATATTGGTAAGTTTAGGTAATAAAAAAACGCTCATTTAAAGCGTTTTTTTATTGCCTATGGCATTTTGGTTATTTTGCGTTTATTAATTCCGTAGTAAATCTAAATTTTCGTAAATATTTCCTAAATGAATAGCGTTATGCGCAGTTACCTGATCGAGCCAGAGTCTATTATATTCCTTGCTTTTATAACGCGCAATCACTTCATAGCACCCACGCCTATCGCTCCAATTTATATTTCCAATAAACGTTTTACCTTCGTTGTTGGATAGTTGTATTATATCGTCCTGGTATAACTCTGTTCCTGCTTTTGTTTTAAAAGTAGTAAACTGCCTAATGTATATAAGCGACATACTCTTATTTATATGTTCAATAGTTAGTATATCTTTCGCTGTGTAAATCTTTTTTTCTATTCCGTTTTCACCTTGAAATCCATATTCGAATTTTAATGTTTTCATTTTAAATCTCTATTGTATTGTTAGAAAATGGGCAATATTTTTTTTTAGGTTTAGGGAGTAGGTCTATATACTCCCTTTTTATTTTTTCGGCTATTGCATCACGAATGAAATTACCCACATCTATATTGTATGTTTTCATTTTTTGAAGCGTTTTTAACTGTATTTCAGAAATCCTTATAACCTTTGTTTTAGTGTATTTTTTCAAAATTGTAATACATTTTTGAGTGAAATCTATACGTTATAACTCATTTTCTAAACCGCCAGTAATAGAAATCAATCTTCCATCTGTAAATTTAGCGTAGAACTCATACCATTTCCCTTTAAAATCACAATAAAAATTAATTATTCCGTGATAATCTAAAGTTTCTAAAACTTCGTTTTCTTTCTGTAAACTGCCAATTAATCCCATAATTCCGTCATCGGTTGGATGTGCTCTTTCTTCTTTTGGAACAGTTTTATAATTAAACCTTTCTATTAGCAATAGACCATCATCTGTAATAATAACTTTTGTCAAAGTGCAATCTAAATCTTTTGTTTGCCAATCAGGATTTTTACCAAATAGCTTTTTTTCTTCATCTGAAACAGGTAATTTATCTGTATTGATGTATAAGTTGTCGAACATTCCCATAATAAAAACGAGTTATAACAGCCGTTTTACGCAAACAAGGCTGTAGTGTTAAATTTAATGTTTGTTTTTACAGAGGGACACTAATGTCCCTCTGTTGGTTTGGTGTGTTTTTGCCCTTGTCAGCGTAAAGCGGGCGGGACGTTATCACTCAGCTTTTGATGTAGATTGCTCCAACTTGAAATCTTCTAATTGTTTTAAAAACAATTCCCCGGATTCTTCTTTTAGTTTTTCTACAAGTTCGCCAATAGATTCTGCATAAACATAAAAAACAGTGCATATTCCACCGTGAACACTCCAAGAGGTTGGTTTTTCTTTTCCTTCTGTAAACCTAAAGTTAGAACACTCAGGCATTCTACATTCTGCTAAAAAACCAGTCATATCGTGTTGTAAAAGTGCGTGTGCTAATTCTTCATCTTTAATAGAATCTTTGATATATTTTAAAGTTTCTTTTTTATCATTCCAACCTAAAACTTTTGCAATTTCAATTGGTTCTAACTCCGTAAATTCCTCAAACATTTCAGATGGCTTACTTTTGCAAACTTCATTTGCTATTAAGATTAAGTTTTCAAAATAAGCTCCACCTTTTGTTTGTTCAATTTTTTTAAATAAATACTTGTTCATAATTTTAAGAATAAAAAGCCGAAGTGATAACAGCTAGTATATTTCAGCTTGGCATCAGGCTT